GTGCGACCCTGCCGGAGCGCGGAATTGGTTCTGTATGTGGATGCTGGTCTACGAGAATGGCCGAAGGATAGTGGTGCGGGAGTTCCCTGATTATCAGAATTATGGCGAATGGACATTCCCATCAGAGAAACACGACGGCAAGGCAGGCCCAGCGCAGACACTGGATGCAGGCCGGTCGATATCGGAGTATCGGACAATGTTTCGAACCATTGAGGCGGAATTAGGCTATGGGGAGCCCGTGATGCGATTGATCGACCCCAAGGCCGGCGGTAGCCCGGCACTATCGGAACAAGGGGGCACCACTCTCATCGATCTACTGGCTGAATCGGACAACCCACTGGACGAGGGGATGGCCTTCATCCCGGCGCCAGGCGTGCCTGTGGACCAAAGGACGAGCGCTATCAACAGCCTGCTGTCCTACGATGCTACGCAGGCACTCACCCCGTTGAACGAGCCGGCGCTGTATGTGGTCAAGGACTGCAGCAACCTGATTTATGCGTTGTCAGAGCACACAGGCCGGGATGGGCAGAAAGGGGCATCCAAGGATCCTATCGACTGCATCGGTATGCTTTTGGTCTCGGGCCTTGCTTACGTGGGCAATGGGGGCTTCAATTCCCGCGGCGGCGGTGGATACTAATCTTTGAACCTATGCAAGGCGATTCATACAAGACGGCAACGGATGTGATGGCCCGGGTTGGACCCGAGCCCAATGTGTCAGCTCTCACCGAGGAGTTGCGTCGTAGTGCAACCGACTTCGGTCAAACATCCCGCTCTGAACGTGTTCAGAATACGAGGTTCTGCCAGTGGCCAGGACAAACCGATGACGGCAAGAAGTGGAACGACAGTGGCCGTAATAAGCCTGCGTTCCCCTGGGACGGTGCTAGTGACACTCGCATACCGCTAGCCGATGAGGTAATCAACGGGATGGTGGATCTGTGCTCGACTGCCTTCTGGCGCTCGATGCTCCGGGTATCGCCCACCAACGTCAGCCAGCTCGACCAGGCCGTGACCGCCCACAACCTGATGGATTGGACTGTGAATGCGAAGATGTACAACGACCTGACCCGGGACGTTGAGTTGCTGTCGCAGTACCTGTGGACCTACGGATGGGCAGGCGTCCACATCACCTGGCAGCAGGAGATGGGGCAGAAGGAGCAGTACCTGACCATGGACCAGGTGATGGCACTGGCCGCCCAGTCCCCCGAGGGCTCGGTTCTAGCTGACTTCCCCAACTTGATTTCCAACCCCGAGGCCGACGACCAGTCCGCAGAGTTGATCATGGCTGCCTTTCCCAACTTAAAAAAGCGCCGGGCACTGAAAGCTGTGCGCGAGTTGCGTGACGAGGGCGAGTGCGACTTCCCGGTGCCCACCATGGTCACCAACAAGCCGATGGTAGCAGCCCTTGCCCCCTGGGATGAGCTTGCGTTCCCCCCGGAAACCACCGACATCCAGAGTGCCCGGGTGGTGTTCCGGCGCTACTACATGACCGAAGCCCAGTTGCTGAACAAGGTGAAGACCGACGACTGGGATGAGGAGTGGGCGCAGGAAGCAATCAATACGATGGGCCGGTTTAGCAACTACGCGGACTATTCCTACACCAGCGGCCTGGCTAACAACTCGGTCATGGACCGTGAAAACCTGATTGAGATCGTGTACGCCTATCAGAAGTCGATTGATGAAGACGGTGTTCCGGGAGTGTTCTACACGGTGTTCAGTCCCCAGGTGGGCGAAAAGTGGGGCTACTTTGAGGCCTTGGACTACGGGCACGGGCAGTATCCGTTTGTCGTCTGGCGCTCCGAGATGATCCATCGGCAGATCTGCGAGAGCCGCGGTGTGCCCGAGGTGTGCATGACCTGGCAGGAGGAAGTGAAGGCCCAGCGCGATAGTATCTTCGATTACACCAGCCTGGCCACACTGCCCCCCATCGAGGTGCCCAAAACTAGGGGCGGTAACCTGAAGATCGGGCCGGCCATTCAGATCCCGGTGCTGCGCCGCGGCGAGATTGGGTTCCTACAACCGCCCGCCCGTGAGCCTGGAGTGGCATTCCAGCTCATTGAAGCGGTGATGGCACAGACTGACCGCTACTTTGGGCGACCCACCGAGAAGGTGGCCCCCGCGGTGACCCAGATGCGTCAGCAGCGCATCATCAACAACTGGCTGCATGGCTGGACCGAGGCCTTCCGCCAGGTGCTGACGTTGACCCTGCAATATGTGGGGCCCGAAGAGATCCAGCGCGTGACCGCTTCGCAGACTGCATTGCCTCAAGACATTCAAGACTTCGATGTGATGCTGAAGTTCGATGTCCGGGAGCTCTCGACCGACTTGGTCACCGAGAAATTGAAGGCTATCAGCACCCTGGTGCTGCCTTTGGACACTGCCGGCGTCATCGACCGGGCTAAGTTGATCTCTGTGGCGCTCCGGGCCATTGATCCGAACCTTGCAAGCGAGCTGGTGATGCAACAGGGGCCTGCAAGCCAGAAAATGTTCAACGAAACCAACGATGAGTTGGCGCTGATAAGCCTCGGGAACCCTCCGCAATTGCGCGAGAACGACCCCACCGCGGCTATGCGGCTGCAATTCAGTCAGCAGGTGCTGCAAAGCAATCCGAAGTACCAGCAACAGCTCCAGCAGGACCAGTTGTTCCAAGCTAACCTGCAAAAATACATCGAAAATCTGCAATTCTCGGTTCAACAGCAGCAAAACGCTGTGACCGGACGCCTAGGAGTTCAACAATGAGACTTTCAGACGAGAAAATCCAAGAGGCTTTCGTTTCAGCGGGGGACAATTCGCCGCTAATGGCTGCATTGCTTCAAATGCTATCGGACATGATTGAGTCCGAAGTGTTGAGTTGCGTGCAGTCTGACCTTACAGACTCAAGCAGAGCCTATAACTGCGGAAGAGCTGCTTCACTTAAGGATTTATCGAGCTACATTGACAATTTGAGGGCAGCTAATGGTTTGACGGATCAGTCCAACTAGTACCTCTTAACCACAACGGTTTCTTGGTTGACCTTAACAACCATGGCGCACAATACCCAGCTTGCAGGGTCTAAACAGCATGGATTCAATCAATACTAAGCAGGAAGCGACACCTGGAGAAAACACGGTACGATCCCAATTGCCGAACCCAATCAACTTCGATGAGGGGGCGCTGGCAAAGCTACTGAAGACACGATTCAGTGGGGAGGAAGAAACGCCAAAGCAGCAAATCGAGGAAAACACAGAGCCCGAGTCCGCGGATGCGGAGTCTCAGGCCGAGGAAGCGGATCCTACCGCTGAACAAGAGGATAATCAGGCCGAGTCGCCTGAGGATGTTCTTTCTGATAATAAGACCGAAGACCAAGCTGAGGAGGAACCGTCTGGCTACCGTAAACGCATCGACAAGCTGACCCGTCAAAAGCGGGAGGCTTTAGAAAAAGCTGATGCGTTAGAGCGGGAGCTGAACGAGACCAAAACTAAGCTGGAGCAAAATCAGTCGGATAGGCCGGTGCCGGTGGTAAATCAAGCCGATCCGTTTGCTGATGTCTGGGATGCGAAGAAACTCGATGACGAGTGGAACAAGGCCCGAGATCTCAAACGCTGGTGCGAGGACAACATCGACGGCTGCGAAATAGGTGACAAGGAATACAGCTCTAACGAGATCAAGCAGATCAAACGGCGCGTAGAAGACGCGCTGGATATGCACATCCCGTCGAGAGCCCGGTTCCTGAACAACTACAAGCAGATCCAGCCTATCGCAGAGCAGATCTATCCCTTCTGGAAGGATCGAAAGAGCGCTCAGTACACCGAGGCGCAGGCAGTGTTGCGGCAGTTGCCACAACTCTCTGCGTTACCGGAGCACCAGGTGCTTGTTGGAGATTTCCTAGAAGGAAGAAGGTTGCGAATGGAACGTGAAACAAAAGGTAAAACCCCAGTCCGTGTTCCTGCAAAAGCTCCAAGCCAGCCAGGAAAGCCCACTGCTGCTCCCGTGAAAAAGGATGCAGCCAAAGCCAACCTGCAGTTTGCTAAGTCGCGGTTTGAAAAAACAGGAGGTACGTCTGAATTGGCTCAAGTATTGAAAAGGATGCTCTGATTTATGCCACTACTGCAACCCAACCAGGGCGGATCTGTTCCGCTCGCCTCTACCTCCGCCGCTCGTGAAGATCTGGCGGACTACATTGCCATTGTCGATGCGAAATCGACCCCGTTTGTTTCGATGTCTCCGAAAGGAAAAGACGTCGGAAATATGCAATTTTCTTGGCTCGTAGATAATTATGGCTCCCCGGTTCTTGCTGGTGTTATTGACGGCACCGATGTGACCGTTGCAAGCGCCTCTAACCCGGTTGTTGCTCGTACTCGCCTAAACAACTACGCACAGGCTTTCCGCCGAGATCTGCGTGTCGGCTTTATCGCTGAGACCCAGGACGTCGCTGGCGTGACCGATGAGTTGGCCAACGGTATTGCTAAGAAGCTCGTTGAGATTAAGCGCGACATGGAGTCGACCTTCATGTGTACCAACCAGGCTGCTCAAGCTGACAGCGGGTCCGTGCCATACCTGACCGGTTCCCTTGGCAACTGGCTCTTGAGCACCAACGCCTCAAACATTGGCGCTTGCGCTTCTGGATCCGCGTTCCTGCCTGCTGCCGCTGCTATTGATACAACTGCTAGCGCTTCGTTCACTGAGGTCACTGTTCAGAACGTGCTGACTGCTATCTACGGCAACACCGGCACCTTCCGCGACTACGACTGTATCTTGGGTTCCACGCTCAAGCGTGCGTTTACCAACCTTACGGCCTCGGGCACAACCCAGGTTGCTAACACCAACACCATTGCTGCTACTAGCGTCCGTACTTTCAATCAGGATCTAGGTGCTGATACTTTTAAGGCGTCAATCGATATTTTCGAAGGCGACTTCGGACGGCTTGTGCTACATCCTTCAACGTTTTTGGGGGGTAAAACCAGCACCTCGCTCACCGCTCAGGCCTTCAAGGGCTACGTGATCCCAATGGACATGGTCGAGGTGCGTTATGCTAAGTTGCCTCAGGTAAAACAGTTGCCCGACGCTGGTGGTGGTCCTGCTCGTTTGGTTGAAGCCATTGCTGGTCTGGTTTGTAAGAACCCGTCTGGCTTCGGTATGTTCAACGGCGCTAGCTAATCTTTGGTTGCAAATTGGGGGAGGCTACTGGAAATTTCCGGGGGCCTCCCTTCTTTTTTAGAATGAAACCAACCGCATCTTCAGTCATCGCAAACGCTCTGGACGATCTCCCCGGAGAACTCCGCATTGCAGTCATTAAAGAGTTCCAGAAAGGCATCCAGAAGGACTGGGTGAAGGCTGGAATAGACCAGAAGCGCATCGCCAAGGATTCCCAACGAGACATACGGTCTATTGATGGCATCGGACGATTGCGGATGCGTATTGACCCAACCCTCTACCACGCCTGGGGCACTCGCCTCGGGTACGATTGCTGGAGGGACGGCCAGTTCCTGCGAGAGGTCGAGCGTGACAATCCCGAGGTGCGTGTGAAATCCGGAGGTACTCGCTTGCAAGTTGGTTTCGATGGGGCCAAAAGAAGCAGTCAGAAATTCACCCTATGAATGTTGGATCTAATCGTCAGCTCGCCGGAGAATACGGTGGCCAGTACATCTCCAGCGCATCCGGTACTATCACCGGTAACTTTCAATCCATCCACGCGCTTGAGATCACCATCCTCGGTGCGACCGTGTCCAACATCACCAACTTCCCCGCTGGCGTGACGATACAGGCTGGCGATGAGCTTCCGGGTGTGTGGACATCAATCGCAATTTCAAGCGGCTCTGTGGTGGCATATAACCGCAAGTACGGCTGATAATGGCACGCCTTGGACTAGGACTAGGACTCGGATCCTACCGGCGCATTGGCGCTGGTGGAGTTCCGCCTGATCCTCCCATTGAGCGCAGAGTGCTGCTGTGCGAGAGCGGCGAGTACCTTGTGCAGGAAGACTCGGGGCAGCTCGTCATCACTTTTGGAACATTCGATTCTCTCCTGGCCGAAAGCGGTGAGTTTTTGGTGCAGGAGAATCTCGGTAAACTCGTCCTAGCAATTTACTAATATGGCAGACCTTAAGATTTCACAGCTCAATTCAATAGTCACCGTTGTCCCGTCAACCGATGTGTTGCCCGTGGTTCAGGGTGGAACAACGCTCAAGATCACCCCCAACCAGATCCTAGGTTCCGGCGGCACCGCCACGCTCGCCTCCGCCACCATCACCGGCGATCTGACGGTGGACACGAGTACGCTGAAGGTTGATTCGACGAACAATCGGGTGGGTATTGGAATTGCTACTCCCGGTGAAACGCTTCATGTGAGTGGCGGTTCTTCTGATGGTGTAATTAAAGTTTCTAATACATCTTCAGGTAATGGATA